CGGGATGAACGCGAACTCGTCAAGAAAGATGACATTATAGGATCCGCCTCGGACAGCAGATGACGAAGTAGAGTTAGACGAAATTTTGGATCCATTTTCGAGTTCTAAACTACCTTTGTTCCATGATATAATACCCTGTTGCATCCACTTTGGCAAGTTTTCGTAGGCAAGTTGTAACCTACCTAGAAGATCTCTAGCAGTAGATGCTTTGTTTGCTAGGATAGCGATGTTAACATTATCGTTAAAAACTGCGTAATGTAAAAGATATGATACACAAGTAGTAGACTTACCAGTCTGACGTGGCATCTTGCAGATATTAAATCTGTTTTTATGGAAATTACTAATCAGTTTCTCTTGAAATGGATACATCTCAAAAGGAACGAGACCGTGATCAAGAGAAACAATTTTAATGTAATTCCTGGCAAAATATACTGGGTCTTCTTTACATTTTAGGAACTCAAGAATTTGCTCCTCTGTAAATTCAATCTGTGTATTTGCTCTTTTTAGATTGGGATTACCAAGATAAACTTCACTCATAACGAAACTCCTTTTTAGTCTTCAATAAATGTCAAAGCACAATATGCGTCATCTATAACATTATCTGAAGAAATTGCAACAGATAGTTTTGTTTGAGGTGGAAGTACAACTCTCAAGTTATCTAGGTCAAATGCATTTGATCCTGATGTTACATTAAATACTGCCATTGGAGTGCCATCAGTTATGGAGCAATCTGTTCTTGAGAAAGACGATGCGTTGCCAATAGGAGTAAAATCTAATCTTTTGGTTGAATATGTTGGATCTATGTATAGGTAAATAAAACCTGCTCCAGAAGAAGCAATTTTAGTTGCAAAACTCAATCTCTTAAGAATGATTTCTCTGGTATTGATTTTATTATTTGAAATCAAATTACCTTTAATTGTAAGAAGATGATATATTGTATTTGAAGTATTCATACCACCATTCTTTCCACGAGTAGCAGAAATCGGGAATGTAGTGGTATTAATAACACCCTCAATAGCACCCATCATTGATGCACCAGATACTGTTACACCAGCACCAGTATTGCCATCAAGGTTAGCAGCAACATAACCAATCTTAAGTGATGGATTGTCTAAGTGGACATTATTATTTCTATTGGAATAGTGAATATGATGAACAGGCATCATATCGCCAGTAGTTGGATTTTCTACAGCAAATCTCATTTCACCAACACCCAACCAACGGAAGTTGATTTGATAAACATTAAGTTTAGTTGGGTCTAATGTGACACCTGATGGATTGGTAGTGCCACCAGCACCAGTCATAGTGTCAAAATTCCAATCCTCCTGATATGTCCAGTTGCTAGTATGATTTACACCTGCTTGAGCAGTCGTTGATGTTGCTACAAGTGCTCCACTACTTGCGATGGAAAATGTGCCAGTCTTTGGACCTACGCTTGTGGATAAAAACTCAATAAATCCATTTTGATAATCGGTAATCCATCCAGGAAATGTATTTGTTCCAATACCCGTTGCATTCTCTTGTGCAGTTCCTGATGGGATAGTGACTGTAGTTGCAGCACCGGCAAGAGTAACTGTTATATTTTCTGTTCCACTTGCTGGAGTTGTAACTTCAAAACGATGAATGTGTGCTTTACCACCATTCTCACGAAGAATGCCAAATCTTCCATTGGTATTAAAACCAACTTGAAGAGCCTGTTCTTGTGCGAAGAATCCTGCTCTTTGAGTATATCCTTCTACACTACCAGAAAACTGTGCTGTAAATCTTGCAAGAGCACCTTGTCCAGGACGATACCTTACTGCTCTTTTAGAACGAACAACGCCATAACCATAAGCACCAGTTCCACTTGATGCTGTCATCAAAGTATTTGAGGTTGTAATTCCAGTTCCAAAAGAATAAGTTTCAAATCTTTCGGAGTTTAGACCATACAGACCATCAAGTTGGAGGACTGGTGTAATGGGAACCGCAATATTTTCTCCAAATGCACTATTTGCAGTCGCAGTTCCATTACATCCATCAATGTTGCCGTACCTATCGGCACACATGTATACCTCAAAGAGACTTCTCTCTTGATTGAGATAGTCTTGTGTAGTTTTATTCCACTGAGCCATTATTCACCCCAAGATAATCTTTCTGGTTGATACCTTTTTACTCCTGTGATTCTCATAGTGTTGTTGTTGCTAACATTAGCGGGATAAATGTTATGAACAACCGCACCTGGATATTCACTTTGAATCTCTTCTCCAAGAGATTCTCTTGTTGGTGCTGAAATGGAAGTTAAATCCATTCTGTAAAGATTTCCTCTCCACATTACGTCAGCGGTGTAACTTTCACCAACTTGTTGTTGTGGTTGTTGAGAACCACCAATATATAGATTTCCATTGAAATCTCCTGATACGTTAATACTTTCCATTAGCATCTCCAGCGTTTACGTGCTTTACAAATTGCCTTGTCTGGGGTCTTAGAGCAATCAATGTTGTGCATCTTTTTTTGACCATTGGAGCGAGCGCAGAAAGATTTGCGTCTCTTTGCTCTCTTACCACCAGGATTCTTTTCAGTTACCGCAGTTTTAAGTTTGGAACCTGGGTTCTCACGACGATACGCGTCAACTGCTTTCTGACTCATACCATCCGTCTTATCACCTTTATTGACTGATTGCCAATCTTCTTTTACTTCACCCTTTTCCCAACCAATTCCATCACCATCATCATCCCACCAACGTTTTACCTTTTTCTTTTTATCTTTAAGTGGTTTTGCTTCAATAATATTTACAGTTTCAATTTCCATCGGAATGTAATTATCTTTCCAATTATTGAATGACTCTACTCTATTTTTTCTTGGATTACTATCCATCATTTTGTTTTGAAGATCACCAATAAGTTTTGCACCAAGAGCAGCAGCACCAACTCCCAAAATACCCCACTTGTTTTTTCTGACACCTCTACCAATAGCACCTAAGACTTTTCCAGCTAAACCAGATCCAGATCTAGATGCTCTTCTGGCTTGGGCAGCATCTTTACTTGCCTGAGCAGCTGCTCTTTCGGCGGCAGGATTTACTGTTGTTCTTCTTTGGTATGTTTGATCAGGAGTACTGTATCTTGTTCTTGGTGTAGTAGTAGTTGTTCCGGTCCAATTCATCTTTGGACCTTTGCCAGTTCCACCACTAGTGTTATATGTGTAAGATGGACTTGGTGTTGATTGAGGTTTAGAAGATGCTCTTTTTTGTTTGAAAGTGTCTGCTTCTGGACCAGTTCTACCTTTTATAAACTGTTCAAACTCATCATCAGACATTTTAGATAAACGATCCTCTAATCTACCTTCAAACAGAATCTCTTCTCTCCAGTTAGAAAAACCTTCTGATTTATTTCCCCAGTTTGCAGCACCAACCTTGCGACACTTAACTAATGCACCAGATGCATATGCACTTGGCCAAACTTTATATCGTGATTTTACTTTTTTATAACAAGCATCTTTTTCTTCTACTACGGAGAACTCTGGCATTTCTTTTTCAAATGCTTTTTTACCGTACTTATTGCCAGCTGCTGAAATTTTCTGTCTTATAGTTTGAGTAGCAGATGCTGGAATTGTATCACCAACTTTATATGGTTGATTTTTTTGTTCAATAAGATCACCTTCAAGTTTATTGGATTGACTCAATAATCTTTGGATCTCTGCATTTTGGCGCATTCTTGCATCACCAATTCCAGCACCAACTCTATTCACCATACCACCACCTCTGGCGTTGGGAAGAACTTCTTTTTTAGTCTGTTTCTTAGCAAAAGGATTTTTAATATCGAGATTTGGATGTCCAATATAACCATCACCTGGTTTTCCACCAAGAAACTCATTCAATGATTCCGATTCTGCTCTCCAATTTGAATATGAAGCATTCAAGTTTTTCTTTCTTTTGGACTCAGTTGCAACGTTCTTTGCCTTTCCTTTGCGATTTGGATTTGGATCTTGTGCTCTTTTTCTTTTTGCTGCAGCGTCCTCTTCCTTATCACTCATTGCTGCTGCCATTTTTGAAGATCCGCACTTTGGTTTGGTTTTTTGTCCTGGTTGCTTTGCACAGGGTTTTCCTGCGTATTTACCACCCAGTTGAACCCAACCAGGGGTGCCATCAGAAGCGCGACTCTTAGTAAACCAGTCATGCAAAGAATAATCACCACTCTTCCTCGATTCACTTACATCACCTCCTTCTTCATGCTCACTATCTTTCATCAAATCGCCATTACCCATTACATGATGACCACTAGGAATCTTTTTACACTTTTCATCAGTCTTACACCAATATTCACCATCACCACACTTCTTCTTTTCTTCTCCCATATACGAAGCAGCAGCATTAGTATTGTGTTCAGTATCAGTCAGTTTTGCCTGGACCCATGCAGGAAGGTTGTCGGCATCAGTTTTCTTTGCAAGAACTCTTGCAATCTTTTTTAGATTATCAATAGATCCTTTTACTTGTGCCTTTGCCATTGACACTTCGTGATCTTGCTCTTTTGCTTCGCTCATTTTTTTCTTACGACCCTGACAGTGAGCACGCTGAGAAAACCCTTTTGGGTTGTCACAATTGATTGACTTTTTGTATTTCTCAGACCAACCCATTTTTAGGTTATAAACTATTCCTTATTATTTAGAAAACCTTGTTTAAGTAGTTTTGATAATTCTGAGGTTGATCCAACAAACAGTGCGTTATTCGTTACATTATTTGTTGTCTGTTTCGTACTTTCATCTTCAAGATCTTTAAGTTTCTTTTGAAGATCTGCCAACTTATCCGTTGTATCAGCAACACTCTTGATAAGTTGTCCAGCAACTTCATATGCTCTTGGACTTGCACTTTCTCCTGCAAGTTCCATAATGCCATTAATTGCTTCTTGTCCTTTT